AGCCCCTGATTCAAGGGGGCTGTGGCTCGTACCGAAGAAATATAGTACACAAAATTTGAGCCATATATTTGTGCAGTATATTTTTTCGTTATGACTTGCTATCATTGAATTTGTATGGTAACATGGTTACAATGGGAATGGAATCTCGATTACAAAACTGCCACATGAGGGCATTAAAATAAATGATACAGACTTGCTTTTGGCATGTCTTTTTTGTTTGGAGGTGAGAACAATGGCAAGATTTAAACCAACCCGCTTTATGGCGGAGAATTCCAAGTATAACAAAAAGGTGGCGGACTATGCTGTTTCTTTTATTGAATGCCTCAGCCATACCAAAGGCACATGGGCAGGAAAGAAATTTGAACTGCTGAACTGGCAGGAGCAGATTATCCGTGACCTGTTCGGCATTCTGAAACCGAACGGCTATCGGCAATTCAACACGGCTTACATTGAAATTCCCAAGAAGAATGGCAAATCAGAGCTTGCAGCTGCCGTCGCTCTGCTATTAACTTGTGGTGACGGAGAACAGCGAGCGGAGGTCTATGGTTGTGCCGCAGACCGACAGCAAGCCTCGATTGTTTTTGACGTTGCCGCAGATATGGTTCGTATGTGTCCGGCTTTGATGAAAAGAGTCCGGATACTTACTGCACAAAAAAGAATTGTATACACACCGACCAACAGTTTCTATCAGGTGCTTTCGGCAGAAGCCTACTCCAAGCACGGTTTCAACATTCACGGGGTTGTGTTTGATGAACTGCATACACAGCCGAACCGAAAGCTGTTTGATGTTATGACCAAAGGCTCCGGTGATGCCAGAATGCAGCCTTTGTACTTCCTGATTACCACTGCCGGAACGGACACCAACAGCATCTGCTATGAAGTTCACCAAAAAGCAAAGGACATTCTGGAAGGCAGAAAGCACGATCCGACTTTCTATCCGGTTATCTATGGTGCAGATGAATCCGAGGACTGGACGGACCCGAAGGTGTGGAAAAAAGCAAATCCATCCCTCGACAAGACAATTGGAATGGATAAAGTTGTAGCTGCGTGTAATTCTGCAAAGGAAACTCCCGGTGAGGAAAATGCGTTTCGGCAACTGCGTTTGAATCAATGGGTAAAACAGGCGGTACGTTGGATGCCGATGGAAAAGTGGGACAAATGCAAGGTCGCTTTTGATGAAGAGATGCTTGACGGGCGTGTTTGCTATGGTGGGCTTGACCTTTCCAGCACAACGGATATTACAGCATTTGTTTTGGTGTTTCCGCCAACGGAAGAAGATGAACATTACTACGTTATGCCTTACTTCTGGTTGCCTGAGGAAACATTGCCTCTCCGTGTAAGGCGTGATCATGTTCCTTACGATGTGTGGGAGCGGCAGGGCTATCTGAAAACTACGGAGGGCAATGTTGTCCACTATGGTTTTATCGAAAACTTCATCGATGAGCTGGGGCAGAAATTCCATATCAAAGAGATAGCATTTGACCGTTGGGGTGCGGTACAAATGTCGCAGAATCTGGAGGGGCTTGGTTTTACGATGGTGCAGTTCGGGCAAGGATATAAGGACACTTCCCCTACATTAGACATAAATGCTTCAACCTGTTCTCTCTTTGGTGGGTCTGCCATTTCATCCGTCATATTCAAGATGATAACTGCTTTTTCTGGATAAACAAGCACTTTGTGAATCACAGTGTGAAAAAACGTCTGACGGTCTTCGATATGCTCCAGCCGAAGAGCCAGCCAACGAAAATAATTTTCAAAATGCTCTTTTTTCAGCTGCGGCTGCAAAATTGGCATCTTTTCAATTTCTGCTTTTTGTTCTTCCAGCTGAGTCAATTTTTCTTGCAATGCCTTGGAACTTGGACACGCAATCAGAGCGTTCACCGTTCCTTGTATCTGTTTTTCAATCTCATTCAGCCGTTTGCTGCGGTCTGGTTTTCCATCCATATCCGTGGTATAGATTTGGTACAGTCGTTCTGCAAGCGTGGAAACCTGCTCTTCTGTGAAAAAGGTTTGCAAGGCATCTATCACCACCTGCTCCAGTTTGTCTGCATGAATATGTACGCTGTTTTCTGCATGCTCCCTGCTCCGGCAAGCATAATAGAAATACTTTCGTTCTACAGACGAACCGCAGACATATCTTCCGCAGACACCACACTGCAACAGCCCTGACAGTGCGTAAGTATGCCCTGTGGTGTGTTCTCTGGAACGATGGGCAGACTGATTCAACTTTTCCTTTACCCGTTCAAATGTCGTCTGTGAGATGATTGCCGGACAGGTTTCCGGCTCTTCGATGCCGTCTATGTAGTGTATCCCTGTATATTTGTCATTGTGAAGGATGTCGGAAACGGTATAGCGTTTAAATTCGTTTCCATAGTTCGTCCGGTATCCATCTGCATTCAGCTGGTCTGCAATGGATTGAATCGTACAGCCGGAAAGATAGCTTTTGAAAATCCGCCGTACATTCACCGCCTGCTCTTCGTTGATGACAAATCGCTTGTCTTTCCGGTCATAGCCATACAGGACCCGACCGCCGAAATTATGCCCTTTTATAATGCTTTCCCGAATGCCACGCTTGCATTTTCGGGAAAGTTCCCGGCTGAAATATTCGTCCATGGATTCCAGCAAGCCTTCAATCAAAATGCCCTCTGGACTGTCTGTAATGCGTTCAGTCGCAGATAATACCTTTACGCCATTCTTTTTCAGCTGCTGCTTGCTGATGGCACTATCATAGCGGCTACGGGCGAATCGGTCGAGTTTATAGACCAGCACATAATCCCAGCCGCAGTTCTTGCTATCCTTTAGCATTTTCTGAAACTGCTCCCGATGCTCTGTAGAAGTGCCGGAGGTTGCCCGGTCGATGTATTCGCCCACGATTTGAATTTGCTCTGCCTTTGCAAACTCTTCGCAGACACGCCGCTGCCCCTCAATGCTCTGCTCGGTCTGTCGGTCGCTGGAATAACGACCATAAAACACTGCTCTTTTCATAATCGCTCCTTAATTGTACCGCCCTGCAAAAAATGCAAGGCGGATTTTTATTTATTGTACCATACATTCACATGAAAAGCAAGAAAAAATCCCACCGGAGCAGGTACATTAACCGCTTCGATGGGATTTTTTATTCTTCATTTAAGATTATTCCGCAATCAGCACATTTTTCTTTTAAAAGTTGATAATTTTTAGATTTTGAGTTTTTCATTCGGCGATACCCACTCAATGATTTTGGTGCACAATCCGGAAGTTTTTGTTTTATGAGTTCATATTCCTTGGAATCTCTCTTTTTATCCGCTGTTTCTTTTATGTTTTTTTCATATTCTGCAATTTCTTCTGGTGATCTATTATCTACAAAAGGCGAGTTGCTATATTCAACTATATTTTCATGATAAGTTGGCGTAGAATAGCCATCAAAATATGGATAAAGTCTATGACGGCATCCTTCATGTACACATCCATTCTTTGCAATTTTGTCTGGAAGCTTTGGAAATTTTTTATTTTTTCCACTTACTGAATATACACGACCCTGGTATTTTGCACATTCAGCACAAGTTGGACTGTGTTCACTCATTTCAACCAAATCTGTTTCAAACTCATCATCAGATTTTTTACTTTTAGAACTTCTTTTAGGATTTGATGTAGTTATGACAGGCTTCTTTTTATTTGAATCTTCTACAAAATATTTCAATATGCCTGTGATGAAAGCCAGTACAAAAACAACTATAAAGAAAACAGTCATTTCTTTTCTCCTCTTTTCTGCATTAACAACTGCATCACTTCAAATTTATCATCAAAGTCCAAGTTACAGAAAATTTTGATAAATTCTTCTGTTGTCGAGTCGATTCCTTTGCTTAATTGTTTTTCAGCATGAATGGTCATATCTCCGTTTCCGGTTCGAATTGCTTGCACATTGTTGTCACCGTTTATGTAATTTCCACTAACTGTTGGACTATCCGTTCTTCCCAACAGATAATCAACGGAACAATCAAGGTAATCAGCAATTTTAGCAAGACTAAAGGAAGCCATTCCCTTAGTATCATTTATTTGCCGAATTGCGTTTACTCCTAAAGAACAATCTACCAGCATTTGTTCCATATTAACTTTTTTTACTTTGCAGATATTTTTTATGCGGTCTTTTGTACATTGTGCATTGTACATAAATATACACCTCTCACTTTGTGCAGTGTTACGAAATCAACGAAAAATAGTTGTTTTATATTGACATCAACGAAATTCCGTTGTATAATAAAATCACAGTTAAGACAAGCACGGCTGACAAGCAGAGCAGCAGACAGAACAGACAACGGGTACAAATTGACTTGGTACAATGACGGTTGGCGTTTCTGCATGCGATTTTTGAAAACAGTCATGCTTTACAACTTAATTGTAACATGTTCAGACAAAAAAGTCAACAATATTATGCAAGAAAAGAGGGTGATAATTTGGTTTTATCCGAAAGTTTCAAACTTGCAAGAACTGCAAAGAATCTGACGCAAACAGAACTTGCAAAGCTGATTGGCTGTACGAAACAGACCATCAGCGACATCGAACGGGGATATCGTCCACCATCGGCGAAAATTGTAAAGGCGATGGCAGAATGTACGGGTTGCTCCGCTGATGAAATCCTTGGCGTAGAAAAGAAAGGAGAAGATGAAAATGAAAGAAATTATCCCGAAGGATGACTACGGCGTATTTGTCGACGGTCATGATGTTGCACTGGTGGACAGCCGCTATGTGGCACAGTACTTTGAAAAGGAACACAAGAATGTGGTTCGTGACATTCGTGAATTGGATTGTTCAGAAGAATTTTCGCGGCTCAATTTTGAGCCGTCAACTTACAAGGATGACCGTGGGAAGAAACAGCCCTGCTATTATATGACCCGTGACGGTTTCGTGTTTTTGGCGATGGGCTATCGTGGCAAAAAGGCAGCGAAGTTCAAAGAACTCTACATCCGCCGTTTCAACGAAATGGAACGGTTCATCCGGACGCTGGTTCTGACCAGAAAGGAATTTCCACTGCTGACGGAAAACATCAAGCTGCTGCACGACCATCCGAAGCCGTATCATTTCAGCAATGAATGCGATATGATTAACCGAATTGTAACCGGAATGTCAGCGAAACAGTTCCGGCAGGCAAACGGCATTGAAAAAGGAAAGAGCATTCGACCATATTTGTCAGATGCCCAAATTCAGATGATGGAAACCTTGCAAAAGGTGGATGTCGGGCTGCTGGTGTCTGTGCCAGACTTCGAGCAGCGGAAACGGTATCTGGAGTGGTACAAGATGAAGCTGGAAGAAAAGGCTGCAGGGGTTGTGGCGTGAAGCCAAAACAAAGAAAACAAAAAATGCTTGCTAAAAATCAGCAAGACCAGCAGAAAACTTAAACGGGAAGTAAACCGCAGGAGAAAACTGAAAGCCGGGCTGAAATTAAAGCAGAAAGGGGGTGAGAATATGGCAGGATTGATTGCTTTGATTGCGATAATTTTTTCTATTATCAATATCATCAATATGTTCCGTGATTGATGGGACAAGCGGGAAATCAGAACTTACATCAAATCCGCATGGAATAGCTCTTATGACGTTGAGAAGACGGTAAAGTTTTAAAAAAACTGCTGACCTATCGGCAATACGGGGAGAAAGGGAACAAAAATGAAACTTTCAAATGAACGTTTTGAAATTGAAATCATTTCAAAGTCCGAATTTGTAGACGATTATTCGGCTAAAAACAAGAATTTCCTTGTTACAATATGGAACATTCACGTAAGTGGAGAAGCTTTGCGGAATTGGATAACAAGTGAGATTCCGTGTTTTGATTTTTCATTCGACAACCATGAAGAATATGAAGTTGAAGTTCAACGATGTGTAGATGAACGCAGAGAATTTAAAGAAAAAATCGAAAAAATTCTTGGGCAAGAGAACATCAATATCAGACAGATACACGCTGAATTTTTCACAGCGATAAAAATCAAAGAGATGGACAACAAATAAGACCCTGCTGACCTATCGGCAACACGGGGGCGATGTGGCAGCATCGCAGTCATTGGCAATACCTCATTCTTTGCCTGATACTAACAACGCCCGTCGGGAGCGTACCCCGACCCACTGCCCGTAAGGGTAAAAAAATATTTTTGAATGGAACATTTGAAAATGAAAAAATTTGAATTGACGACCGAAAGCATTGATGTGAACGGAGTAAAGCTGTACCGGATAAAATCTTTGATTAACTTCGGAGCTGTTAAGGCTGGAAAACTTGGCGGATACGTAGAAAAAGAAGAAAACCTGTCACAGGTTGACACTGCTTGGGTATTTGGCAATGCTTGGGTGTCTGGCAATGCTCGGGTGTATGACGATGCTCGGGTATTTGGCAATGCTTGGGTATATGGCGATGCTCAGGTGTCTGGCAATGCTCGGGTGTATGACGATGCTCGGGTATATGACGATGCTCGGGTGTATGGTAATGCTTGGGTATATGACGATGCTCAGGTGTCTGACGATGCTCGGGTATATGACGATGCTCGGGTGTATGGTAATGCTTGGGTGTCTGACGATGCTTGGGTATTTGGCGATGCTCAAGTGTCTGGCGATGCTCAGGTGTCTGGCGATGCTCAGGTGTCTGGCGATGCTGACTATATCTGCTTAAAAGGATTTGGTTCTCGCAATCGCAGCACAACAATGTTTAGAACAAAAAACGGGGATATTGCTGTATCTTGTGGATGTTTTGGTGGTACATTGGAAGAATTCGAGAACAAGGTAAAAGAAACACATGGAGACAACAAATTTGCAAGAGAATATCTCGCACTTGTAGATGCCGCTAAAATCCACTTTGAAGTGTAAAGCTGGCTTTATACTAACACGCTTTGCGGTGAGCGAATCACCGCTGCATGGGATGGGTCAGAGTGACCAGCAGCTTTGCTGTGCGGTGCAATTCCGCAGCATCCACAAAATTTCAGGAGGAACAGAACATGAATCAAGACGAACAAAAGCCCTGTTGTGTGAACTGTCACATCAGCGATGTGCCTTTGTATCTGGGGCTGGATGGCAAGCAGCACTGTGCTGATCACATTGGTTTGCTACTGTCAGATTTCCCGAAGCAGGAAACCAAACCTGTTAGAAAGGATGTGATTTTATGAAAGAACTGGAACTGATTGCTTATTGCTTGTCTTTGATGAACGAAGAAGACTACAATCTGATGCTGGCGTTTATGGCTGGTGCAACATTCAAGCGGCTGGAAACAGCGAACAAGTAAGGAGGAAATGGCATGGAAAAGCCGATGAAAGCAAGCGTTGTGCCTGCAACGGAGCAGGCAGACCGTTCGGTCTATGAAGCGTTGACGATGATGATTGTGGAGTTCTACAAACGGAATCCGGAGTTCGTAGAACATCCAGAACGGATGGCAGAGCATGAGCCGGAAAGTTGAATATCGGAACGGGTTCAAATACATGTACTGTGAGCAGTGCGGGCTGGATTGGAACGTATCCTGGCAGTTTGTCGGGTGGTATGTGTGCCCGGTCTGCAGAAATAAGAACAGAAAGGAGAAGCAAAAAGATGGGAAAAATCGTTGTAAAGGGAGACTGGAATCAACGTGATGTTCGCATTCATTCAATGGGGCTCAACAGAGCAGATGCGGCTAAGATGTTGCTGGCGGCGTTTATCAGCATCACGGAAACGCTGGATGATGACATCAAAAAAGCCACGTTCCTGGCTGCATTGAGCTGCTGCAGAGACGAGGTTTACAGCCCAAAAATTGAGGTGATAAAATGATGACCCCAGAAGAACGGCGGCTGAAGAAGAATCAGGAAACGCTGGAAAGCTACAACTGGTATAAAGCCCACCACATTTGTGTGCGATGCAACAACGCCCCAGCAGTAGACGGGCTTGTTACTTGCCAAGCATGCCGTGAAGCGATGAATGCAAGCAACCGTTTTCGGTACGCTGCATTAACGTCCGAGCAGAAAGCAGAACGGTCGGCGAAGAAAAAAGCAGTCAGAGAGGCATGGCAAGCCGCTGGGCTTTGCACCCGATGCGGCAGGAAGCGAGAGGACAAGCAGCTTTTAACCTGCGAACACTGCAGGAAAAAGGATAAAAGAGGAGGCAAAAGAACATGCAAACAATGATTTTAGGCGGCATTGCAATGGCACTCTTCTGGGTCTGGGTTGCATGGCGGCGACATAACAGCCAGTGGGAAGACGAACAACTACATCGGGAGGACGAAAAATGAGCGTGAAAATCAACAGTCTGGAAATCGAAAATGTTAAGCGAATCAAGGCGGTGAAGCTGGAACCGTCTGCAAACGGTTTGACCATCATCGGCGGCAACAACAACCAGGGCAAAACCTCCGTACTGGATGCGATTGCATGGGCACTGGGCGGCGACAAGTACAAGCCTACTGCTGCGGCAAGGGATGGAGCATACACTGACCCCATCTTGCATGTAGAGTTGTCTAACGGGCTGATTGTGGAGCGAAAGGGCAAGAACAGCAGCCTGAAAGTCATCGACCCACACGGGAACAAGGCAGGACAGCAGCTGCTAAACTCGTTCCTGTCTGCGTTAGCACTGGACTTGCCAAAGTTTATGCATGCATCCGACAAGGAAAAGGCGGCAATTCTGCTGCAAATCATTGGCATTGGCGACCAACTCGCACAGCTGGAAGCAGAAGAAAGCCGCCTGTACAACCAGAGAACCGCCATCGGCAGAATCGCAGACCAGAAGCAGAAATATGCTTCAGAGTTGCAATGCTGGGAGAATGTCCCCAATACGCCTGTTTCTGCCTCAGAACTCCTTGCAAAACAGCAAGCGATACTGGCACGAAACGGCGAAAATCAGCGAAAGCGAGAGCATGCCGTTCAGTATGCACAGGAACTCACTGCTGCACAGGCAGCCTATGACGCAGCCAAAAAACGACTGGAACAGGCAGAACAGAATGCAAGGATTGCACAGATGTCCGCACAGGATTTGCAGGACGAATCTACCGCTGAACTGGAAAAGAGCATTGCGGAAATAGATGCCATCAACATGAAAATTCGGGACAATCTGAACAAGGAACACGCCGAAGAAGAAGCCAAGACCTATCGGCAGGATTACGAAGCATTGACCGAACAGATTTCCGCACTCCGGCAAGAAAAGCAAGACTTGCTGCAATCCGCTGACCTGCCGTTAGAAGGGCTGACGGTGGAAAACGGTGCGTTACAGTATCACGGCAAACAATGGGACAGCATGAGCGGTTCGGAACAATTGCGTGTGGCAACTGCCATTGTTCGCAAGCTGAATCCAGACTGCGGTTTTGTGCTGCTGGACAAGCTGGAACAGATGGATAGCAGCACGTTACAGGCATTCGGGCAATGGCTGGAGCAAGAGGGCTTGCAGGCAATCGCCACACGCGTTTCTACCGGTGAGGAATGCAGCATCATTATTGAGGATGGCTATTCTGTAAACAATCAGGAACAGCAGCCGAAACCGCCAACCATGCAGAAGACATGGACGAAAGGAGCATTTTAAATGAATTTTGAAGAAACAAACGGCATTCAGACCGGCTCCGGCATAAAGCTGGTCATCTACGGACAGGAAGGCGTTGGCAAGACTTCCCTGGCGGCACAGCTGCCGGGAGCGGTCTTTATTGACTGCGAGGGCAGCACCTCCAAAATGGACGTTCGGCGGCTGCCGAAGCCCACCAGCTGGGAGATGTTGCAGCAGGAATTGAAATTCGTGCTGGAATCTCATGTGCAGCGGCAGTATCAGACGGTCATCATTGATACATTCGACTGGGCGGAACGCCTTGCCATTGCACAGCTGTGCAGCAAACATAACGTGAACGGCATCGAGGGCTTCGGCTACGGCAAGGGCTGGGAGTATGAAGCCGAAGAAATCGGGCGGTTTTTGGACAGCACCGAACGACTCATTCAGGCAGGCATCCATGTCGCTTTGCTCTGCCATGCAATCACCCGAAAAGCCTCTCTGCCGGAAGTTGATGCAGAATATGACCACTGGGAATTGAAACTGGGAAACAAAACGACCAACAAGATTGCACCACTATTAAAAGAGTGGTCGGACATCACCCTGTTTCTGGCGTTCCAGACGCATGTAATTGCAACCGATGACAAGGGAAAAAAACACAAGGCAACCGCCTGCAATCGGGTCATGTATACCACAAAGTCCGCATGGTGGGATGCAAAGAATCGGTTCGGGCTGCCCGAAATGCTGCCGCTGGAATACGCTTCGATTGCTTCCCTCTTTGCTACTCCCCCTGCCCCTGCACCGGTATCCAAAGCACAACAGCTTGTGGAACAGGCACAGGCTGCCGGACTGCCGACCGAACAGGATTTTGCAACTGCAACGCCGATTGTTACAACGCCGGATTCGTTGGACGGCATCTTTCCGCAGCTTGCACAGCTGATGGAAGCAAATCACGTTTCCCCCGAAGAACTGCAACAGGTTGTTGGGGAAAAGGGCTATTTTCCGGCAGATATGCCCGTCAATCAGTATCCGCAGGATTTCGTAGAGGGCTGGTGCATCCCGTGGTGGAAAAACATCTTCGATATGATTCAGCAGAACCGAAACGTCCCGTTTTAATGCAAGCAAACAAAACCAATCAAGGTAAATTTAGAAAGGTAGGTATTTTTCATGGAAAACTATAACACAACTGCACAGGGTCACGAATTGGGCTGGGAGGATGAAATCCAGCAGGAAAGCAGCTTCATTTTGCTGCCGGAGGGCGATTATCGCTTCACCGTGGAGAAGTTCGACCGTGCCAGACACAACGGCTCTGACAAAATTCCGCCTTGCAACAAGGCAATTCTCCACTTTCGGGTATTCAGCCCGGACGGCAGCAGCGTGCTCTTGCAGGAAAACTTGTTCCTGCACACAAAGATGGAATGGAAGCTGTCGGAATTTTTCGCCAGCATCGGCATGAAGCAAAAGGGACAGGCTGCACGGATGAACTGGCAGGAAGTCAACGGAAAAAGCGGCATTTGTCACGTGAAAATCCGCAATTATGACAAAAAAGATGGCGGCGTTGGACAGGCAAACCAGATTGAAAAGTGGTATCCCTCCTATGACCAGCCGCAGCTTGCTCAGAGTGCCCCACAGCAGACCTACACCGCACCGCAGCCGAACAACACGCAGCCGTGGCAGTCACCGCAGGGCGGCTGGAACAAAGGTCAGTTTTAAGGAGTGATACAAGATGCAAATGCGACCCTATCAGCAGGCGGCACGCACCGCCGTGCATCGGGAGTGGGACGAGGGCAGAAACCGCACGCTGCTGGTTCTGCCCACCGGCTGCGGCAAAACCATCGTCTTTGCAAAAATCACCGAAGACGAAGTTCGCAGCGGCAATCGGGTGTTGATATTGGCACATCGGGGCGAGTTGCTGCAACAGGCAGCGGACAAGCTGGAACGCACCAGCGGCTTGAAATGTGCCGTAGAAAAGGCAGAACAAACCTGTCTGGGGCAATGGTATCGGGTCACTGTGGGCAGCGTGCAAACCCTGATGCGGCAGAAACGCCTTGCTCAGTTCCCTGCCGATTACTTCCAGACGATTATCATTGACGAAGCACACCACGCCATTTCGGACAGCTATCAGGTGATTTTGAATCACTTCTCCGGTGCTCATGTGCTGGGCGTAACGGCAACGCCAGACCGTGGCGACAAGCAAAATCTGGGCAAGGTATTCGATAGCTTGGCGTATGAATACACCCTGCCGCAGGCAATCCAAGAGGGATACTTAACCCCGATTCGGGCATTGACCGTCCCGATTCAGATTGACTTTACACAGGTCGGGACAACTGCCGGCGATTACAAGCCCGGAGAGATTGCCACGGCGTTAGACCCCTATCTGGAACAAATCGCCGCCGAAATGGCAAAGCACTGTGCCGACCGCAAAACGGTGGTATTCCTGCCGCTGGTTAAAACCTCTCAAAAGTTCCGTGATTTGCTCTGTCAGCATGGATTCCGTGCGGCAGAGGTCAACGGCGAATCCGATGACCGAGAACAAATCTTGCAAGACTTTGCGGATGGCAAGTACAACGTGCTTTGCAACAGCATGCTGCTCACAGAGGGCTGGGACTGTCCGGATGTGGATTGCGTGGTCGTGCTGCGGTCAACCAAAGTGCGTGCTCTGTATTGTCAGATGGTCGGGCGTGGCACACGGTTGGCAGAGGGCAAAGACCACTTACTCTTGTTGGATTTTTTGTGGAATACCGAAAAGCATGAACTCTGCCGTCCGGCGTGCCTGATTTGCGAGGACGAAGAAGTGCAGCAGAAGATGACCCAGCTGCTGGAAGAGCAAGTCGGCATCCCGATTGACATCGAAGCAGCAGAGAATCGGGCATCCGAAGACGTAGTCGCAGACCGAGAAGCGAAACTTGCCGAAAAGCTGGAAGCGATGAAAAAACGAAAATCGAAACTGGTCGACCCGTTGCAATATGAACTGTCGATTCAGTCGCAGGATTTGTCCGGCTATGTTCCGGCGTTCGGGTGGGAATCCAATCCCCCGACCGACCAGCAGAAAAAAGCCTTGGAAAAACGGGGTATCAATCCCGATGCTGTGGAGAGTGCCGGAAAAGCAGAACAGATTCTGCGTGCGGTGGCTCAGCGGCAGCAAAGCGGACTGGCAACGCCAAAACAAATTCGCTGCTTGGAAAAGTACGGGTTTCAGCACGTCGGCGGCTGGAAATTCGATGCGGCAAAAAATCTGATTAACCGCATCGCTGCAAATGGCTGGCGTGTCCCGAACAGCATTACCGCATCAGAATATATACCGGAGGGGTGAAGCATGGATAAATGGATGATAGAAATAACAATTTAGACGAACTACTGGACTACATCGACCCTGCATCCTTAACCTATCAGGAATGGTGCGGCGTGGGCATGGCGTTGAAAGATGCCGGCTATGACTGTTCGCTTTGGGACGTCTGGTCACAGCGAGATGCTGCACGTTATCACAAGGGCGAATGCGAAAAGAAATGGCGAACCTTTGCAGGCTGCGAACATCCCGTCACTGCCGGAACGATTGTGCATCTGGCACTGGAAAACGGCTACCGCCCCCAGTATTCCAAAAAAGAATCTCATGCCTTGAACTGGGATGACACCATTGGGGAAGATTATGTGGTTACCAGCCGAAAAGAAGCACAGGACATTCCCATTCCAGAGCCGGAAACATGGAATCCAGCACAGGAACTTTCCCAATATATCGAAACGCTGTTTGAAGCAGATGATTTCGTGGGCTATGTCACAGAAACATGGAAGAACAAAGACGGCAAGTATATGCCAACCTCCGGTTGCTGCGACCGCACCGCTGGGCAGCTGCTGGAGGCTCTGAGCCAGTGCGGCGAGGACATCGGGGCAGTGTTCGGGGACTACATGGAAGCAGCCGGGGCATGGATTCGCTTCAACCCGTTGGATGGCAAGGGCGGCAAGAACGAAAATGTCACGGAATATCGGTTTGCGTTGGTAGAATCCGATGTGCTGGACATCGAACGGCAGAACGGTATCTTGCATGAAATGCAGCTGCCCATTGCCTGCTTGGTTTACAGCGGCGGCAAGAGCCTACATGCCATTGTACGAGTGGATGCCCCCAACTACGAGGAATACCGGAAGCGAGTGGATTTCCTCTATGACGTTTGCGACAAGAACGGGCTGAAAGTCGACCGTCAGAACCGGAATCCGTCCCGTCTATCCAGAATGCCGGGCGTGATGCGAAACGGAAAGAAGCAATTCTTAGTTGCAACCAACATCGGGCTGGGTTCGTGGGCAGAGTGGAAGGACTACATCGACAGTGTCACCGATGACCTGCCAGAGTTTGAAAGCATGGCGGAAGCGTGGGAAAACATGCCGGAACTATCGCCGCCGCTCATTGAAAACGTGCTGCGGCAGGGACACAAAATGCTGATTGCAGGACCTTCCAAAGCCGGCAAATCCTACGCCCTCATTGAAATGTCCATTGCGATTGCTGAAGGAAGGCAGTGGCTGGGCTGGCAATGTGCAAAGGGGCGTGTGCTGTATGTCAATCTGGAATTGGACAGAGCCAGCTGCCTGCATCGGTTTCGGGATGTGTATCAGGCAATGGAGCTGCCAGCGGCGAATCTCCAGAGCATTGACATCTGGAATCTGCGTGGTGTGACCGAGCCGATGGACAGGCTTGCCCCGAAACTGATTCGGCGAGCCAAGAAAAAACAGTACATTGCTGTCATCATCGACCCGATTTACAAGGTCATCACGGGCGATGAAAACAGTGCTGACCAGATGGCACATTTCTGCAACCAGTTTGACAAGGTGTGCACGCAGTTGGGGTGTGCGGTGATTTATTGCCACCACCACAGCAAGGGGGCTCAGGGCGGCAAACGCAGCATGGATAGAGCATCCGGCTCGGGGGTGTTTGCCCGTGACCCCGATGCCCTGCTTGACCTGACAGAACTGGAACTGTCCGAGGACATCCGCAAGCAGGAAACCAACACGGCGATTTGTGATGCATGCGTGGAGCAGCTGCGGCGGCACGCTCCGGCAGTGTTGGCGGATGCCTCGCCGGATGCCCTGCTGAGCCATGTAGAAGCCCTGAAGCTGTGTCAGGACAATCTGCCGCCAGCCGTCTATGAAGCGTTTCTCAGCGAGATAGAAACCATCAAACGGACGGTACGACAGCGGACGGCATGGCGGCTGGATGGTACGCTGCGAGAGTTCCCGAAGTTCGAGCCGAAGAATCTGTGGTTTCGGTATCCGGTACACGTGGAAGATACCACTGGCGTGCTGAAAGATTTGCAGTCAGAAAGCGAGATGCATCCGTATCAACGTGGAAATCAGAAACGGGGCAAAAAGACAAAGGAAACCTATGCGGCACAGAAAGCCGATAAGAAAGCGGCTCTACTGAATGCATTTCACGCCTGCAATTTGGATGGTGCGGTGACGGTGGATGACATGGCGGAATATTTGGGCATTAGTGAAAAAACGGTTCGCCGCCGTGTCAAAGATTGCGAAGAATTGATTATTGAAAATAACAGCATTCAGCTGTCAAAAATGGAAAAGAATGGTGGGACAAAATGAGGGACAACAGTGTATATATATATATATTTGTCCTTGTCCCCTGTATGACCGTCAATGACAACAAGGAACAAGAGTGCGAATGCACGGCACTCTTGTAACCCTTGTCGTCTGACATTGACAAACGCAGACTTGAAAAACCAGAAACGGAGGAAACAATATGACGACTTTTTTTATGCCGATGATACCGCCAACCAGTACGCATCAGCAGATGGGGCACACCGTTGACAAGCACGGCGTGCATCACTTCTACAAGCGGAACAACGGCGAGGCGGAAGCCAAGCTTGCAGCACACCTGATGAAGCACATTCCTGAACAGCCGTATCATGGTGCGGTGCGAGTCATTGTGAAGTGGTGCTATCCGATCAAAGCCAAACATCAGGACGGCGAACCCTATACCAACAAGCCGGATGTGGACAACCTGTGCAAGGCGTTGTTTGACATCATGACCAGACTGCACTACTGGGGCGATGACAAGCAGATCTACAGTGCAGTAGTGGAAAAGTACTGGGCGGATGTTCCCGGCGTGTTCGTGCAGATCACGGAGGCGGAAAAGGAGGAATTAAAATGAACGACATCGAAAAGAAAATGGAAGCCCTGAAAGCGGAATTTTTTGGGAAGCTGGAAGAGCTGAAGAAAGAAGCAGAGATGCAAAAGAAACAAGAAGAGTGGAAGTTTGGGGAGAAATATTTCTATATCAGTCAATCTGGCAGAGTGATTTGTGAAATGTTTACAGAGCACCGAACCGACATCGCACGAAAAAACTTCGGAAATTTTTTTCGAACAAGGGAACGTGCCGAACAAGTCGCAGATAAAATGCGGTTGCTGTTACGACTGGAGCAGCTGCATGATATGCTCTGTCCGGATTATGTGCCGGATTGGAAAGATGACAGATTAAAGTTTTATGTTTATTTTGACCACGAGCAAGGCAGTTTAAACATAACCGCTAGTTCTTTTTGCGATGCACTTAGCTTGGTGACTTTTGAAACAAGAGAAAACGCCGAAAAAGCAGCGGAAATCCTAAACAAAGAGATGAGGGAATCCAAATGAAGAACCCAGCTTTACAGCGGAAAAACCTGTACAACAAGCACGAGGTTGAACACAGTCACAAAATGGCAATTTATCAGGGGATGGCGATGGTGTTTGTGACGCTGGAATGGCACTATGGATGGAAACAGAAACGGCTGAACAGACTATTTGAGAATCTACAGTCCATTGCTGAAATACCGCCCATCTTTGGTAAAGCACCGGACGCACTGGAACAAATGCAGCATTTCAAGCAGGATTATCAGATTGACTTCATGAAAATCCAGCTGAAAACAAAGGAGAAATGAGGATGACAAAAGAAGACCTGAAACAATGCAACGCAAAATGGAAAGAACTGCATCAAATCGAAACGCTGGTGCAAACACTTCGAGCGGATGCACGCAGCACAAAGGCGGTTTGTTATAACCTTGAGCCAAAGAGCAAGGGAGAGGCAACCGCAGCGGTACAGACGTACGTGGAACGGTTGGAAGAACTGTCAAACCGGTATGAACAAGTAAAAGAGAACCTGATGAAAGATGTCCAGCGAGTAGAACAAGGAATCGCCGAACTGCCGCCGGATTTACGGGTATTGATGCGGTATCGGTACATCATGGGCTTTAGCTGGGAGAAAATCGCAGAAACAATGCATATTTCTGTTGGGACGTTTCATAACTGGCACAGAAAAGCGTTGAATTTGCTAAAATTGAATTGAATTGAAATGTCAACCTGTGCTATAATAGTAACATCGAAAAATGAAATCCGGATGGTGCGATACCCGTCCGGATTTTTTATACCTGAAAAACGGAGGGAGGAGGATGTCACAAAATGTCACAAATTCAGAAAATACCGTAATTGACGCACGAATGGCGATTGCAGCAGAACTGTTAGCAAATCCGGACTTTTCCGGCACGAAATCGGATATTGCAGAAAAAGCCGGTGTAACATCACGCACCCTCTACCGCTGGCTGCGGAATCCGGACTTTGTTGCTCTGGTGAATCAGCTGGTTGCTCAGTATGCGGACGCAGAACTTGCAATGGTCTGGAAATCGCTCTGCAAACAGATCAAAGCTGGAAATCTACAGGCAATCCGCTTATACTTTGAATTGCGAGAACGTGGCAAACAGACCGCATCCAATCAGTTGCAAGACGACCAAACATCCAAACTTTATGAAACATTAGGAGCAGACGATGAAACCAATTACGAAACTTTCGCCGAAGCAGAAACTGGTGCTGAAATGGGCACATCTGACCAAGTTCAAAAATCGGAAAGCAATCATCTGTGACGGGTCAGTGCGTTCCGGCAAAACCGTTTCTATGATTCTGGGCTTTGTACATTGGGCGATGCGATTTTTTGACGGGAAAAATTTCGGCATCTGCGGAAAGACCATCAGCAGCACAGAACGCAATATCATCCTGCCGCTGCTGAATATGCCGGACATTACCGACTATTATTCTTTACAATACATCCGTGGGGAAAATAAGCGAATTATCATCCGAAGCGGAAGCCACACCAATACATTCTTCATCTTCGGCGGTAAAGACGAAAGCAGTTATACACTGGTACAGGGCATCACATTAAGTGGTGTCCTTTTTGATGAAGTGGCATTGATGCCGAAGTCATTTGTGGATCAGGCAGTTGCAAGAACGCTGTCAGAGCCAGAAGCCCGATATTGGTTCAACTGCAATCCGGAATCGGCGGAACATTGGTTCTATAAAGAGTGGATTTGCAACACCCGTCAGAAAAAGGCGTTGCACTTACATTTCACGATGCAGGATAACCCCATTCTGTCGCCAGAGCAAATTGCAGATGCAGAACGGTTGTATACCGGAGTCTTTTATAATCGCTATATCAAAGGGCTGTGGTGCGTTGCAGAAGGGCTGATTTATCCGATGTTTGACAAGGCGGTGCATGTCACCCACCATCCTGAGTTACAGCCTGGCGGTGATTATTACATTTCCTGCGACTACGGTACGCTGAACCCAACCAGTGCAGGGCTGTGGTACTTGCAACCAGACGGACACGCAATCCGCCTGCGAGAATATTATTATGACGGACGAAAGACCAAAACCCCCCGAACGGATGAAGAGCATTACGCAGCGTTGAAACAGCTTGCTGGAGACGTTGCCGACAAAGTTCGGGCAGTCATCGTTGACCCGTCCGCTGCATCCTTCATCGAGTGCATCCGGCGGCACGGGCTGCTTCGGGTCTGGCAGGCAGATAACAGCGTATTAAACGGCATCCGGGACACGTCCAGCTTGCTACAAATGCAATACCTGCACATCTGCGACAACTGCACAGACATCATTCGGGAATTTTCGTTGTATCGCTGGGATGAATCCGCCACAGAAGACCGCCCCATTAAAGAAAATGACCATGCCATGGACGATATGCGGTACTTTGTGCGTACTGCCATGACAAGAACGCTGAAAACCATCCGGAGGAGGTGATGCGATGATACAAGCAAATGAAATTGCGGCAGCTTTCGGGCTGCCTTGTTTATTGTCCGGTGATATGCAGACCGCCTTGCAACTCTGGGAGGACCTATACCAGAACCGTGCAAACTGGCAAAAAGAACGCGTGAAGCCGCTCCGGCTGCCGGCGATGATTGCACGAGAACTGAAACGGCTGGCATTGACGGAATTTGTACTGGATACGAAAGACACAGAATTGCAGCTGCCCCTACAGCATACCAAACAAATGCTGCGGCAGAAGCTGGATTACGGCATTGCATCCGGTGGGCTGCTGTTAAAGCCGTATTATCACAACGGGCTGCAAATTGATTTTGTGGCACAAAATCAGTATTTGCCAGTTCGCTATACAAACGATGCCTGCACGGCAGTGATTTGCCCAGAAGAACTGGTGCTGGAAAAGCGATGTTACACCCGTTTGGAGTTCCACCAGTTCGATGAACGGATACACACCCACACCATTCAGCAGCGGTGCTTCCGCTCCCCTACACCTGGCACGCTGGGGCTGGAATGTGATTTGACAGAAGTGCCACAATGGGCAAATCTGTTGCCGCAAAAAACATACTACGATGTATCCCAGCCGCTGTTTGCGATGTTCCAGATGCCAGAAGCAAACAACATCGACCCGACTTCACCGCTGGGGGTGTCTGCTTATGCGGACGCTGTGGATTTGATTCATGACGCAGATGTACACTGGGAACGGATTCTCTGGGAACTGGAATCTTCTGAACGGGCGATTGATGCCAGCGAGGATTTATTCCGCTTCCATCCGGGTACAAACCAGCCCATCCTGCCAAAAGGACGGGAACGGATGTATCACTGTCTGGAGAAAACCGGAACGGGTAACACCATTTTCAACACGTTTTCTCCTGAGGTTCGGGACACTTCCTATTTCAATGCCCTGAATCAGATTTTGCGGCGGATTGAATCGGCGGCTGGTCTGAGTTACGGCACGCTTTCCGAAGTTTCAGACGTTGAAAAGACTGCTGAAGAAATCAAAAGCAGTAAGCAGCGTTCCTTTGTGCGAGTGAGCGACATTCAGGGCAACTTGCAAGCCGCTCTGGAACAATTGCTGTACGGATTTCAGTACTATCGGGATTATTACGCAAACCGCCACACAAAGCCGGCAGAGATATCCTGCACGTTCGGTGATGGGGTTCTGGAAGACACAGACAAGGAATTTCAACGCCGCCTGCAAATGGTGCAGGCTCGTGTCTTGAAGCCGGAGCTGCTGTTGTCATGGTACTTTGGATGCGAGGAAGCAGAGGCGTTGCAGATGTTGCCCGAACAGCAGGACGCAGGCGGTTTATTTGACGGCGGTGCATTTTAATGCGGCAGCAGTACGAACCATCTGCTGACCGCATTATCGCCCTATATCAGCAGTTAGAGGATGACATTTTGTCAGCGGTCATTCGCAGAATCCTGAAAATGGGGTATGTTTCGGAGGCATCGAAGCATCAGCTGGAAGTCTTACAGGCTGCCGGCTTATTGTATGATGACATTGTGCAGCTGATTGCCGACCGCACAGATGCATGCACAGCACAGGTCAAAGCGTTGTTTGAAGATGCCGGCGTGCAGACAGTTGCCATTGACAACAGCCTGCACGAAGCTGCCGGAGCATTGCCCATTGACATCCGGCAGGACAGCAGCACCCGACAGGTGCTGGAAGCCGGATACAAAAAGACACTTGGCACGATGCAGAATCTGGTCAGCACGACCGCAACACAGACGCAGACCACATTTATTCAGACCTGTGACCGGATATATATGCAGGTGTCCTCCGGGGCATTCAGTTATCAGGAAGCAATCATGAACGCTCTGCGAGCCTTAGCGGATACAGGAGCAGAAGTTGTTTATCCAACCAAACACAAAGACCGCATGGATGTTGCTGTTCGGCGGTGTGTGTTGACGGGTGTCAGTCAGACAGCGGCAGCGGTTTCTTTACGACAAGCAGAAGATGCAGGCTGTTATCTCATGGAAATCACTGCACACAGCGGTGCAAGACCTGACCATGCAAAATGGCAGGGGCAGCTTGTTACAATAACCGGAAAAGATGCCGGAAAAATCATTGACGGGCTGCGAGTTTTTACCCTCTCTGAAATCGGCTATGGCAGCGGCGAAGGGTTCAAAGGTTGGAACTGCCACCACAACTGGCATGCTTATTATCCAGGGTTCAGCACACCGAATTACACGCAAGAGGAACTGAAAAAGCTGGATGAACCTTGTATTTCGTACAACGGAAAATTGTACACGGAATATGAAGTCAGTCAGATGCAGCGAGCACAGGAACGAAGAGTCCGAGCCTGGAAGCGGCGTTGCATCACTGCACAGGAAAGCGTGAACAGTGCCACAGATGAAGCGACCAGAGCGACAGCACAAGCAGAATTTGACCGGTCAGCACGTTACCTGAAAAACAATGAAGCAAAGCTGAAAGACTTTTGCAGGCAAACCGAACAAGATCGTGACCGGTTCCGGGAACAGGTTCTTGGATTCAATCGGTCAACAGCACAAAAAGCCGTGCATGCAGCGAAGAAAAGTGGGTTGACTTCTGGCGGTAAGGATGGTATAATAAAAGAAAGCATGAATCGCCGGAATAAAAATATTGGTGAATTTTCTGAATTGAAAATTCCAATGCAGAAAAAGGCGATTTTAAATGTTTGTAAAAAGTACAATGTAGAAACAAGCGGTCTGAGGTTCAAGATTCAAAGAGATGAAAAAATGTTGTCCATGCCATTTTACGGTTCAACAGATTATGATGACATTGGACGAATCGACTTGTTTCCAAATGCCTTTACTGACGAAGAGCAACTTATACGAACAATCATCCACGAAAAATGCCATGTAAAACAATTGAAAAAGCATGGTAAAAAATATGCACAAGAGCATTTACAAGAAATGGAGAAACAAGCCTATCGTCTTGAAAGCCTTTATTACCACATTTTAAAAAAGAGGGTGTAAAACATGAGTTGGTTACAAAATTTAAAAAACATTTTGTCTGGTAAAAATCCTGGTGAATGCCCTTATTGTGGAAGCAAAGAAACGGATTTTTCTGTTACAACAATTTCGGATGATATGGGATATTGTGATGTTTGGTGCAACACTTGCAAGCGTGCATGCCATATATCAAGAATGAATACAGATGGATTCAAAATAGAAAAGAAGAAAATACCAGAAGGATTAAAATATTGTTAGATAATTTTTTTAAAAGCATCTCAATGAGATGCTTTTTTCATACTTAAATATCAGTTAAGCGGCTTTTAAACGGCGTTGGAAAGGAAGAAATTTGATGAAAAAGAAATGGATTGCGGTTCTGGCTGGACTTGCTTGCTGTGCGGTTGCCTTTACAGGGTGCAGAGAATCCACTCGTGCGAGATACAATGTACAAAAGCAAGCGGACTATTTTAATGTAGAACGAAGGCTGACAGTTATCAATGCCCGTTCTGATAAACCTGTGTTGGAGATGGTCGGCTATTTTTCTATTTCCAATAATGATGATAATGAACTTGTTGTCACACTGGAAACCGGACAAAACGAATACAAAGTTAACTATGTTTACCTGAACGAATGGACGATTTATACAGTTGAAGACATTAGCGGAGCACATGTTGACCCGTATCACTACGAAATCAACTTTTTACCGGAAATGATTCAGCCTTTTACAATTGTTTCTAAAGATTGAAACTGCTGTATGCCAGCACAATTCAAACATATAGAGCATCCGAAAGGGTGCTTTTTTCATGCCCGAAAGGAGAAAAATATGGAAACAAGCAAACCAGCAGAATTGAAAGATACAGTAAGTATGATGGGCAGCACAGACTATAAGGAACGCTTTAAGGCGGAGTATATACAGGTGGCTATCCGGTATCGAAAGCTGAAATGCATGCTTGCCAGATGGGACAAGGGAAAGCTAAACTTTTATCCAACTTGCCCGAGAAGCATTTATGATTTGCAGATTAGAGCGATGGCAGACTATATCACCGCTCTGGAAGCCCGTGCAGCAATCGAAAATATCATACTTTAATCATCGCCCCGACCATGGGCAAAAACTGGCGGAGGGTGGAAACCAAGAACAAACAAGCCTGTGGGTACGGCGTTCTTCTATCAGCAAATCAGCATCTGAGCAATCAGGTACTATTTTTATACCAAAATTCAGAAAGGAGCAAGACCATGATTGACCAAAAGTTTTTAGAAAGCCTTGGTGTTACAGATGAAAGTACGGTGCAGAAGATTACCGAAACTTACACCGCTGACATCAAGGCAGAACAGGACGCTGCGACAGCCACCAAAACACAGCTGGATGAAGCCAACAAGACCATCCAATCTTACAAGGATATGGACATTGACGGCATCAAAGCCAGTGTGGAGGAATACAAGCAGAGGCTGACGCAGGCAGAAGCAGAGCGGGCAGCGTTTGAGTACCGCACAAAGATGAACCAGTATGTGAAAAAGCTGGGACTGAAAAACGATGTGTATGAAAAGCATGTCACGGATTTGCTGACCGAAAAGAATTTGCAATTCGATGGCGATACGCTCATCGGCGGTGACGATATTGTGAATGCGTTCCGGACATCCCACGAGGATGCCTTTGCACCAAATCCGCAGGAACGGGCAGCCGCTGCGACTTCCGGCAACCCACCAACCACGCTTTCCGGTGTGGAAACGGAATTTTACAAGATGAACCCAAATCTGAAACAGTAACAAGGAGGAAAATTTTATGCCACATATTGCACAGGAACGGTATTCGAGTTTGGTAGACGAAAAGCTGCGTGCGACACTTGTCACCAAGGACAACCTCATTTTCAACCCACGTTATGAAGGAAATCCGAAGGCTGGAAAGGTCAAAGTTCCAGTTCGGGACACCGAAGTAGAGGTGAAGAAGTACGACAAGCAGAAGGGTGCCGCCATCTCTGCCGGCTCTACCACCTACTTTGACATTAACATTGATACAGATGAAGCGGTCAATGAAATGATTGATGGTTTCGATGCACAGAGCGTTCCGGACGGTATCACTGCAGAACGGCTGGACAGTGCTGGTTACTCTCTGGGGCTGTCCATGGATACGAAATGCATCCGTGCTCTGGAAGAAACCGCAGGCATCACCATTGCAACTACAAAGACCGCCTGCACGGACAGCACTGCATACAAGCAGGTACTGGCAGCAAAGCGAACGCAGTCCCGTCTGGGCGTGCCGAACGATGGGAAGCGGTGGCTGATTGCATCTCCAGAATTCATGGAAGTGCTGCTGGCAGATGACCACTACATCCGGCAGGGCGATTTATCCCAGGAACTGGTACAGTCTGGCGTAGTCGGCAGAATCGCAGGGTATAACGTCTTTGAATCCAACAACACGATGTTCGAGGATACTACGATTGTTGGCGGCAAGAAGACCACCACAGAATTTATTTGCGGTCACCCGAACTGGTGCCACCGGGTGCAGGAATGGTCTGTTCCAGTCGCCATCAAAAACCTGACGAATGAATACATTGGTTCTTCTGCGGTGCAGGGTCGAAAGGTTTACGGCATCGGCATTTCGAAACCGCAGACCGTCTATGTGAAACGAACCGAGGTATAAGGATGGCAGTCTATGCAGATTTTCCATACTACCAAGACTTTTACTGTGGTACATCCATCACGGATGCGGCAGCATTTCGCACGGCTGCCGCCCGTGCATCGGATTATATCGACAATGTGACCTTCGGGCGGCTTGCCGGCAGCGTGCCGGAACCGTTTGCAGAACCTGTCAAAAAATGTGCGTGTGCGTTGGCAGAGGTATTTGAGTTGCAGCGACAGGTGTATGCCAGCACAGATGGCAGCGGTGCAAAAAAGTCCGAAACGCAGTACCATTACAGCGTGACATACAGCACGCCAGCGGAAACGCTGACGGCTCTGCTGAGCGGCAAAAGTGTTTCGGATTATCTGTACAGCATTTGTCTGCGGTATTTAGGACGCACAGGGCTGATGTATCGGGGGTGTGATTGATGTTCACAAATTGCAACGCAGTTACAATTTATCATCCAGAGGGGGCAGTCAATCACCGTCCTGTTTTTTGTCGACACGTCATCAAGAACGTGTACTGGGAAGAATCCATTGGCAGCCGACAGAACGGAAAAGAGGTGCAGCAGAGTGACAGCATTTACGTCTGCATTCCTGCATCGTCTGTAACAGATTATGTTCCAGCACGGGATGACCTGCTGTTTCGTGGCATTATTTCGGAAGAAAAAGAACTGCACGAAATACAGACGCTGCCAAACAAACACACCATTACAGCGGTTGCAGACTGCCGATATGGCTCTGCAGCGGTTCAGCACATCGAGGTGACAGCAAATTGATTACAGGTTTTAAGATTCGCATGCCGACTGCAAAAGATTTTTCCGACCGTCTGCAAAAAGCACAGAAGTTTGTAGACAGTGAGGTACTGCGAAAAAGCGACCCATACGTTCCGCTCAAGACTGGCATGCTGCGAGATTCTGGCGTTTTAGGAACGAAAATCGGCAGCGGCAGGATTCGCTACCTTGCCCCCTATGCACGCAAGCAATACTACAAAGGGCTTTCCACGGGCAAACGGGGGCGGTACTGGATGAAACGTGCGATGATGGCACATGGAGATGCTATTCAAAGAAGCACACAAAAAATATTGAACGGAGCGTGATATTGTGTCGATGATACAGGCAGTATGGGACTATTTTTCCACCTGTCCCCTGCTGGAAAATCAGCGAATTTTAGGAGTTGACCGGTTGGGCGTTGACCCAATCGAATACACCATTGACATTCTTCCCGGTGAGCAAATCGTAAAGCGGTATGTGGACGGTTCCAGCATCCGACAAATCGAACTGACATTTTCCAGCCGGGAACCGTATGGACGGGATGTCATACAAAACATCCAGAACTCTGAATTTTACGAAAAGTTCGCTGATTGGGTCGAGCAGAACGATGATGCCGGAATCTATCCGGACTTTGGCAAATGGAAAACAGTCAGAAGTATACAAGTGATTAGCAGCGGTTATGCAGTAGAGGTGACGGAAAAAACATCACGCTATCAAATCCAGCTGCGTATCACCTATTTACAATCATGGAGGTATTTCAAGAATGGGTAAAGGAATTGATAGTTTAAAGCTGAAAAAACGCTCCGAGAAGTTGGCATTTATGGAAGTGAAGATTGGAAGCACATCCAGCTATTGCCGCTTGGAAGGCTTTACAACACAGGCATTTAACGCAAATGCAAGCGAATACAACCGACAGTATGTAGACGAAGACACTGAACGAACAGACGTAAAGGGCTATTCGGAAAGCATCAACTATAACTTTGACCAGTATATCGGTCATCCGGCTCTGAGCGAAATTGTGAAGATCACCGAAAACGAACTGACTGGGACAGATGCAGTGCGAAATATCTTGACTGTGGATATGACGTCCAACACGTCCAACGGACAGTATGAGGCAACATTGAGAGCCTATGCGATTGTGCCGTCCAGCAATGGTGATTCTACAGACTGCATGACGTATTCCGGCGATTTCAAATCCAGAGGGACAAAAAGAGCGGTTAAGGTTACAATGGACGCAGATTTTGAAAATGCAACTATTGTGAGCAGTAGCACTGTTTCCAGTCAGAATGCAGAGGTGAAAAAGTAATCGATGCAGGATTTGTATACAGTTACCATCAATGGCACGAAACTGCATGTTGATGCAGAAGATGCAAGCTTTATGGAACGCTATCAAGCTGCTTATGATGCGATGTCTGCAAATCCTGCAGACACGCTGAACGACAATCCGGCAACAGTGATTCGGAAATACTGCCAGAGTTATCGTAATTTTTTTGATGCTCTCTTTGGCGATGGAACGGCTGCGGCTGTATTTGCAGGGATGCCGGACAACGCCAGAATGTACGATGAAGTTTTTACCGTGCTGATAAAAGCCATATTGGAACAGCGAATGGCGGCAGCACTGCGACTAACGGAGGCAGCGAAACGATATGTCCCACGAGAATTGGTATAACATCCTGACTGACCGCCTGCCGGGCAGTGTGGAAGTGAACGGAAAAACCTATCCAGTTCACACCAGCTTTCGGGATTGGATTTCCTTCTTTTTTCTGCATGAAGACGCAGACTTGACGGACATCGAAAAAGTCACACTTGCAATGAACTGGTATCGAAACACAATTCCGGGAAACAAAGCAGCCGCTTATCAGGCATTACAGGAATTTGCTGCCTGCGAACGTCTGCCAAAGTCCAAACGAAAAGCAACGGGAGTACGTTCCACTCCCGTTTTTTCGTATCTGCATGACAGCGTGTATTTGTTTTCTGACTTTTTGCGATACTATCAAATCAACTTGCAGACAACACCGCTGCACTGGTTTGCATTTAATGCATTATTTGAGGGATTACCGGAGAAAAGCAGCACGAAACAGCGGATCGCTTATCGATGTATCAATATCGGTCGCATCAAAGACAAGGAAGAACGGAAAAGGATTTTGCAGATTCAGCGTGCAATTGCGATTCCACAGAAGCCCATGACCGCAGCAGAGGTCGGCAGTTTATTTGGATAAGAGGTGAAAAAATGGCAGAAGAAAAAGCGTTGGTCTTTGACACTGGGATTGATAAAAGCGGATTAGAAAAGGGATTGGCAGAAATAGAAGAAGCGATCGCATCCACTGCTTCTAATTCTGAAAAAGACGCAGAAAAAGCGTTTGACAGCATGAAGTCCCGGGTTGCAAAGCTGGCAAATTCCTACAAAGAAGCCGGAATGACAGCATCCGATGCCATGAAAAAGGCATGGGAAGAAGTACGAGATGGTTCATCTTCTTTTCAAACCGCAGAAAGGAATGTGTCTGGATTTGCAGAGAAAGCAGAATCCGAATTACAGAATGTGGGCGAAATTGCAAGTAGAGCTTTTGACGAAGTGCCACAAAGTACAGAAAAAAGCCTTGAAACCGCCATGACATCCGTTGACGATTTTTCCGGCAAAGTGCAAAAAGTACTCGCTGCTGCCGGTCTGGCATACGGTGCGAAAGAGATTATAGATGTCGGCACGGATTATACCCGGGCGATGGGAAAGATTGCAGCTGCTGCCGGAGCAACTGCAGAAGAAATGGATGTCATGAGTAGCTCTATAAAAAACGTCTACAATAGCGGCATTGGGGAAAACTTGACAGAGGTTGCAGATGTTGCAGCAATGGTAAAGCAGCAATTTGGAGATATTGACGACAAGTCGCTTGAACAAATCACCCAGGATGCTATTACAATGTCAAGTGTTTTTGATTCTGATCTCAATGAAACTTTAAGAGGCGTTAATGCTCTTATGAGTAACATGGGGCTTACTGCGGAAGAGGCGTTTGATTATATCGCAAAGGGCACACAAAACGGACTTGACAAAAGCGGCGAGCTCTCTGATAATTTGGCGGAGTATTCGCAGATCTGGGAACAGGCTGGATTTTCCGCCGAAGAGATGTTTTCCATTTTGCAAAACGGTCTGGATAGCGGAGCGTATAATCTCGACAAAGTAAATGATTTTGTCAAAGAATTTACGATTTCTCTCTCTGATGGACGCATTGAAGAGAACCTCGACAGTTTCTCACTCGGTACACAAAATATTTTTAACGAGTGGAAAAATGGGAATGCGACACAAAAAGACGTTTTTCAGTCCGTCATAAGCGATTTATCAAACATGACGGATGAACAAGAGGCATTGACGCTTGCATCCAATACATGGAGTGCCCTTGGCGAGGACAACGCCATGAAAGTCATTACATCACTAAATAATGTAAATGACGCATATAGCAATGTGGAAGGCACGATGAAATCTGTCAATGATGTCAATTATGACAATTTGGCAACAAGGATGACCGCACTTAAACGCCAGTTTGAAACAGAAATCGTGGTGCCAGTTGCGGAAAAGTATTTACCAAAAATCGAAAAAGCAATTGATTATGTGTCAGAAAATCTTGATGAAGTCGTTGATCACGCAAAGCCGATTGCTGCCGGGATTGCAGCTGCATTTGCAGTCAAAAAAATTGTGGATTTTGGCACAACTACCGTCAACACGGTCAAAACAATCCAGACAGCTTTTAGACTCCTGAATACATCCAATCCGCTTGGTTGGATTGCTATCGGTGTCGGTGCTGTTGCAAGTGTAGCGACCGCCCTACTGGCAGATGCAAAAAAGAAATCACAGGAATGGAAAAATCACTTAGAAGATGTCCGAGAATCAGCTGCAAAAATCCCGGATGAAGTGCAAAAATCAATTGACAAAACAAACGAATGCACAAAAGCCTGGGAGGATATGCACCAACAAATCAGCAAAGATGGGCTTGTTGAGGATTCCGATTTTGAGGCGGTCAACAAGTTAAAGGAGTCTTTGATGGCTCTGGTCAACTCTGACGGCACGATCAAAGACGGTCAAGAGGAAAAGGTGCAAGATCTGATCAACAAAATCAATGAGTACAGCGATACCGGGCTTACTGTTGCGGACGGTCAAATTTTAAAAAATGATGAAGTTGTCAATAGTTACGGCAAAATTTCCGGCGCAATCGATGACGTCATTGAGAAACAACACGCACAAAATTATTTGGATATGCTGGGTGATGCATCAAAGCAGGCACAGCAAGAGAGACCTGCTCTCTTGCAGGCAGTTACAGAACAGAATCAGGAATTGCAAGCAAAAAAAGAAGAACGTCAACAGATAATTGACGAAATGGCACAATTTAAGCTTGACAATACTTATACATTGACAGACATCAATGGGAATTCGGAAAAAATTTGGAACGATTCCGAATCATCGAAAAAATACGATGAAATGCGGGAAAAACTGAATGGCGTAAACGACAGTATCCAGACGTTGAGCACAACATATCATGAAACAACCGTCCAGCTGGAAAAGGGTGCAGATGCGATGTCCGCTTATAAAGAGGCGGCAGAGGCATTTTCCAACGGTGATTTGGAAACCGTAACACAAAATTATAATGACTTGCAAAGCAATATATTGACTGCTGCGACAGCGACCGCCGAACAACTGAGGACGCAGGAAGAAGAATCACGAAATCATTATGAAACGCTGAAGCAAATGGCAGATGAAAACCCTGGGTCTGTACTTGCCGAAGATCTTGCAGAGGCAAAACGTCAAGCTGAAGAGGCGGCTGTGGAACTGGAAATCAAAACCGGAGAGCACGGCGAAAATGCCGGAAAGACGTTTTTGGATACCCTGGCATCATCCGGAATGAGCCAGGATGAAAAGCTTGATGCACTCAACCGGTACATCGAAGAACGGCTTAACAATGGTGACGATTTAAACAAAATCGCCCAAAATATCGGTCTTGACTATACAAGCGGATTTGCGGAAGGTATCACTGACAACATCTCCAGCGTGGAAGAGGCAGTAAAAGCACTTGGTCGAGCTGCTGAGGCACATCTTAGAGTAAGCATTGATTCCCACTCTCCGTCCCGTGTTGCCAAAGTCATCGGCGGTGACTGGGACGACGGCTTTGTTGCCGGGATTGAGGGTGGTATACCAGACGTGTCAATGGTATCTGCAAATATGGCGAACGCTGCCGTCTCTTCTACGCTGGGCATCATGAACGCCCAAGGTGCAGCAGCTGTTTCGGCGTACAGCCCCGTATTGCAACAGGCGTATGCAGCACCTGCAGCAGCAAGCACAGCAGCCGCTGTTCCGTCCAGTTCTCAACCGCAGGGCGACATCATCATTCCGATTAGCATTGGCGATGAAACGCTTGAAACGGTCGTTGTGAACGCCATAACCAGAGCCAATGCAAGCAGTGGGGGGTGGAGCGTGTGATAAAAATTGATACCATGACAGATGAGGGTATTATTAGTGTTGACCACTGTTATTTGCGAGTTGTAACAGATGGCGATAGCTGGGCAACGCCACCAAACCTGCAGCAAGCAACCATTGAACGAGTTGGAACGCAAATTGCCTTGAAAAAAGGCTCTGACGACATCCTCGTATTTACCGACAACGCACAAATCAAGCTGGATGGTGATGGACTGCCCGCAAATCGTGACGGATATGCAATTTTAGCCGGCTGTACTGCAGTTTACACCTTGATTGAAGATGAAACCGATTCCAATTATGGTTCGTTTCAAAACGGCGACAGCATCGTAATGAAAAGCAGCCACAAAGGATACTGCGTAGAGCAAAGCACTCGCAAAGAGTTCCGATGGTTTGCAGAGGGAGATGACGGCAAAAAAATCCGTGTATGGACAACGGTATATCAAAACTATTTGATTCGCAATGTCCTGCAAATGGATGTAACCTACAGTGAGGATGTCAACACCTATCAAAACGAGAGCGGCAAAACGATTTCTTACCCCGTCAGACTGGGAAAACGGAAAATAGAGTATAAAGTTGAGGCGGATTTGCAGGGGTTGGACATTCTGACAGAGATTTTTCAGCAGCCGGAAATCCTGTTGTTTTACAAGTCTGCATCAGATAGTCAAGAGCAATGCGGATATTTCCGCAAAACGTCCGATTTACAGATTACAACTGTCAGCCGCAACCCAAAATTTGACAATAACCCGTTTTTGTACCAGATGCAAAGTGAGAGTTCGGTTAGCTATTTTTATCCGCTGGATGACGGATTACAGCCGCATACTGGAGCATATGAGTTTTCCGTTAGCTTAGAGGAGGTGTAAACCATGGTGATTTACGAGCATGTAAAGGGCATTCTCTCCGTTCCCTGTTATCTGGATGACGGCGATTATGCCGGATATACAACGGACATTGCTTTTACCGATTCTGATATTATCCGGAATAGCTGTTCCATCAAATCCTCTGCCTGTGACAGCAGCACCTTTTCCCTTGGCAGCGTCCGCCCGGCGGAACTGTCCATTCAGCTGCACTTAGAGCAAGACGGCATCAATGCATATAACTTGTATGGTGCAAAAATCATTCTGTACAGCTGCTATCAAAAAGAGCCTAAGCCGTCAGATTGGATTTTCCGTGGAATGTTCTGGGTGACATCTGTATCCCGTAAAAAAACGCTGTACACGCTTCGGGCATCGGATGCCTTGGTATGGCTAAATAACAATTCCATTTCGTCCGGTTCTGGAAAAGTTGATGACGATGAAAGCGAAGTATCCAAAAAGCTGCGGGATAAGCTGGAAGGCTATGAGGGAGAAAGCGGTGGTGGCGGCGTTTATCCTTTACATGATATTGTAACGGATATTGTCACATGGACGAATGACATTCTGCAAAATATGATTGCGGAGAAACCGCTCGCTTATGAACCGATCGATTCCATTCCAAACAATAACCCCCAACTCGGAAATTCCTACAGCGGTTATACACTGATGCGAAAATCAGAAGAAGGAGAATCCAGAAATACCCGATACAGTGCTATTGATTATATCTCTGCCCTTGCAAAGCCGGCTTGTTCCTTTGTTTGTATGCGAAATGACCAGTATCAGAACAATGATTCACAAGTGCCTTTTTCTCTTGTCCCATTTGGCTTTTTTAAAGACAAAATCCGTGTCCCGTTTTCTGCCATTGCAAGAGATAGCTGTGATGTGGCATCGTATAACATCTATATTCAAAAGGTCTATTTTAAGACCTATGATGATACTGGATGGACAAATGCGAGGAAATACAAACCAATGCTGGGAAATGTAGAAATCGACCTGTCCAGCAATTGCTTTTTTGATGGAAGAAGAATGGAAACGGTTTTGAATTATCAAGAAGACTTTCCGGACGCAAACGACAAAAACGAATATCCAATTGTGGAAGCAGCAGCAAATTATCTGTTTCACAATGTGCTGCTGAAACCGTTTCAGCTAAAATGCTATCTGAAATTTGATGACATGGGACACTTCCCTAAGTTGGGGCAGCGAATTGAAATCGAATATCAGCCTGGGAAATGGGCAGAAAGTACCATTACAAACATGACCTGGAAGTTTCGTGGTGGATGGGAGTTTTCCTGCACCGGGAAGGACACCAGAGTGCTGGCACAGGCTGCAAAGCGGTCGTTGGCATTCAACTCCGAAAATGCATCCAAACGCCATGCGGACATTGTGGCAGCAAGTGCTAAAAAAATTGCTTTAGCGAAAGCAGACGAAGCTTGGAATTATGCTGACAAGAATGTATCAGATATACAAAATTTAGAAGATAACAAAGTTGAAAACGAAGAATTTAAAAACGCAATCAATGCCCTCTGGGATGCTATCAATAACTTGTAAGGGAGATGATACCATGCTAACAGCAAATCAAAAATACATCGACACGGCAAACATCAAGCATCTGCTCAGTGCCGGCGAAAAAAATGCCGATAAAATCCAGATTGCCGTTGACCGATACTATCACCAAACGGATTTATCTGATTGCCTGTTTACGCTACGAGCCGTCAACAGTGGTGGTGGGTTGGTTATGCAAAACCTTGAAAAAGAGGTCACAGAAAGCCAAATCATCTTAACATGGACGATTACAGAGGACTTTACAGCGGTGTCCGGTGAGTTGCTGCCGGAAATTGTCGGTCAAAAGGATGACACTGTTGTGATCAAATACGAAATGACCCCGATGGTCGTCCGTAACTCTATTTTGGAGCAGTACCACGGCGGTATTGATGCAATTGACAAGGCTTTGCGTGAGATGCAGTCCATTCTCTCACAAGCAGAGCAGTTGATTGCAAAAATGCCGATTATCAAAGGCGGCACATGGTGGCTGTACGATATTGCTACAGGCGATTATGTGGATTCTGGGTATCCGGCACAGGGTGACAAGGGCGATACTGGGGAGACAGGAGCAACCGGTGAAAAAGGTGACCCTGGCGAGCCTGGAGCACCCGGAGAAAAGGGAGAACGTGGCGAAAAAGGCGATACTGGTGAAACAGGAGAAAAAGGTGACACCGGAGCACCTGGCAAAGATGGCGTGAATGGAACTGATGGAAAAGATGGGGCAGATGGATTTTCTCCAATTGCCACGATTACCGAAACGGACACTGGAGCCATCATTACAATCACCGACAAAAACGGCACGACCACAGCGAACGTCAAAAACGGTACAAGCAGTGATTCCGCGATTTGGGGCGATTATACACCCGGATTGGACGGCGGTGCATCTGCAATGTATTGCACCGCAAAGCTGGTTACAGTAACAGGCAAGCAAACATGGCAGGTATTGCCGTCCATCAGCACGGTATCTCACAACGCTCTGGATATTGTATCGGACGGGCTGTTTGTGCTGGATTTGTCGCCGGACGTGGACACACTGAAAGAATCTGCCCACACGCATGATAACAAAGAATTTTTGGATGGAATTGAAACCTATCTGCATAGCACGTACTCGAAAGTAACAGCAGAGCGAGAGGCAGCGGACAACAGCCTTGCAACCCGTATCAAAGCCTTAGAGGATAGCGTTGGCGATCTATCTACAGCCCTTGCAGTGATGGTGGAGGTGTAACATGGCGGTGACAATTACAGAGCAGCTGACAAAGCTAAACCAACTGCGACAGCAGCTTGCAGCGAATCTGACCACAAAGGGCGTGACGGCAAGCACGACTGAAAAGTTTAATACTCTTGTCCCCAAGGTTCTGGAGATTTCCGGCGGTGAATCCCCCACCACAACCGTGCTGTATGATGCAACCCATCGGGACAAGGTATCTTTGCTTTACAACGGTACGATTTACAGCGTGGCAGATTTTACAGCGATTTACGCTGATTTTTGCAGTGAAAAAAATAGCTATGCCTTGAACTATGGAACATCTATTTTCGGATGGGATTATAGCTGCTATACCTGTTGCACGCTGCCGATCAGCGTGACAGCATCCACACAAATTGCAATCCGCTTTCTTTCTGGAAGCACGGAAGTCGGCATTTTACGCTTAGTACAATCCGACACCGGAACGGCTGCGGACATCCTTGCCAAAGCACAGACGGAAGGCAGTTATACGAACTTGCCTTTGCAGTGGCTGTACAGTGCGGACTATATCACAACGCTAACCCCCTGCGAGGGTGTAACGTCTGGCACATACTATTTGGTGTGGGTTGGTCGGAGTAATAACAGCCATCCGCTGATTCAGTCAATTACAATTTTGTAAAGGAGGAAACACAATGAATATTATTGAGGCAATGGAACAGCTGAAAGCAGGAAAAGCCATCCAAAGAACAGGCTGGGGCAACGCAAAAATTCAGGCAGTACAGCTGGAAAATGGACAGTATCAGATTTTTGCAAGTGGAGATTTGACCCCGGAAATGTTAGTGCTGCTTTCCGGCGACTATGAAACGAAAACGGAGGAAACCGAATGAAAGAATGGATTTGTGCAGCAGCCGGAACGGTCGGCGGTCTGATTGCAGGGCTGTTTGGCGGCTGGGATGCGGCGATGATGACCTTGCTGATTTTCATGATTGTAGATTATGCCACGGGATTGGCGGTTGGATGGTGTGGAAAATCCCCTAAAAGCAGCACGGGGGGACTATCTAGCAAAGTTGGCTGGAAGGGGCTTTTAAAGAAAGGTGTAGTGCTGCTGCTGGTTGTTGTGGCAGTTCGACTGGATGTTATGCTGGGGACATCGTATGTAAGAGATGCTGTTTGTATTGGGTTTTGCTGCAACGAATTACTTTCCATTATTGAAAATGCAGGACTGCTGGGCGTGCCATTGCCAGTAGCGTTGAAGAATGCAGTGGAACTGCTCCAGAAGAAAGAAAAATAGGAAGTCGAATCAGTCGAAAAAGTCCCTTGAATTAGTCGAATCAGTCGAAAAAACCGTCCGACAGCGGAAGGGCTGCCGGACGGCATTATGAAAGGATGATATTATGCCAGTCAATCATTATGATTATAACGATAGTACCCAACTTTTTCCACATTTCAATGCACGAGAATTTCGGTGCAGCTGCGGAAAATCTCATGAAACACTACTTGCATCTGAATTGGTTGACAAGCTGGAAGCCCTCTATACTGCCCTGAACTGTAGCAAAATCATTGTGACAAGCGGCTACCGTTGCCCGGAACACGATAAAGCTATAGGCGGTACGAGCAGCGGTCAGCATACCAAAGGCACTGCTGCAGATGTCTGCTGTTACGGGCAGGACGGGCAGCCGATCAGCAGCAAAACGGTATGCTGTAAGGCTCAGGATTTGGGCTTTACTGGTATTGCAAACATTACAAGTAGCTATCAGTATACGCATTTGGACGTGCGAACGTCCGGAAAATGGTATGGTGACGAAGTACATGGAAATGGGACTGTAACAGATGATTTTTACAAATATTTTGGCATTGCAAAAACACAGCTGCCATCTGGAAGCTTGGCAAAAGGGATTGACGTATCCTATGCACAGGGCGTAATTGACTGGGAAAAAGTAAAAGCATCCGGATTGGTGGATTTTGTGATTCTGCGGGCAGGCTACGGAAGGGAAACCACTCAGGTAGACACACAGTTTGAACGAAACTATGCTGCTTGTAAGTGTCTGGGTATCCCCTGCGGGGCGTACTGGTTTAGCTATGCGATGTCGGCGGACGAAGCAAAACGGGAAGCACAAGTGTTTTTGCAGACCATTAAAGGTAAATCGTTTGAGTATCCGGTTTATATGGATTTGGAGAACGAAAAACAATTTGCATTAGGCAAAGCTGCTTGCTCTGCAATAGTAGATGCATTTTTGAACACGCTGGAACAGGCTGGATATTTTGCCGGACTGTATTGCAGCACGTATTACTTAGATAATTACCTTTCAGATAGCATCAAAAGCCGCTATACGGTCTGGTGTGCCCAGTATGCAAGTAAATGCACGTATCAAAATCCATACGGCATTTGGCAATATAATGTAGCCGGCAGCACAGAGCATGATATTATTGGACAGAAAAGTATTTCTGGCATCGTTGGGGAATGTGATATGGATTACTGTTACACCGATTACCCGTCCATTATTAAGGCTGCCGGATTAAACGGATTCACGAAAACAACGCAGCCGACCGAGCCAGAACCAGAGCCAACACCCGAACCAGACACCGAAGAATCCACGCTACAGCAGATTCTGAAGCACGTGGCAAACATAGACGAAAAGCTGTAAATCCGAACCGTATCCAGAATAGAAATAGTGAAACCGCCTTACCGGACGACATCCGATAGGGCGGTATTTTTTTATTTTATGAGTGCTGCACGAATGAAAATAGCAAACGGCGTAACATAAAGTTTGTATAGTGTAGGACAAGGGGATATGTCACCGCCGACCAAGGAATTGATGAAGCTGACTTTGGAACAGACACTT